TATTGGGAATGCATAAATATCTACTGCAATTTTATAATCTACTTGACGAACTGATTCCGCGTCCTGGGTCGAGTAAACGATAGGACGCAAATATAAATCGCCATTACCGTTTGCTTCCACTACGCGGCGGCAGGCTTCTTGTATATCGTATTGAGTGAATGGAATTTCTATTCCTAGGATCTTCGCGGAATCGAACAAACGCTTGACATGTTCTTCTAGCTTCCAAATTTTAGTGGTGCCATTACTTTGTAGATATGAACGAATTCCTTCCCAACACGCAGGAGAACCGTAATGCATCACAAAATTCAAGGAGTCGATTTGCCGTTTGGTATGAATGATATGTCCGTCCGACCAAACCCTCATGACATCAGCTTTCGGTTTAGGCGATCCAAAGAGTCCTTTGATTTCTCTTTTGCCAGCCATTCGTATAACCTTTCTAATTTTTTATCCAGCGACGCTAGACGCTCCGCTACGAATTCACACTCTCCGTAACGTAAAATAACTTTAAATTTTTCATCTTCTAGTTTTACGATTTCGTCTTGGTAATCGAGTAACATCTCGATACTATAGCTAACTTAACTAGATTTGTCAAGTACTTTTAAAAGCGGAACATTATTAAGCTTTTGTAAAAATTTTAAATTAACATAAAAGTTTTTATCTTAGGAGAGGGTCTATTTTAGACAGAGCTTTGGCTTTTAGTGTGAATGCGAGCGCGTAGTTAAATAATACGTAGTCACTAGGCTAGAAAAGTGCTACACTTAACGGTAGCTTTTGTTTTTATAAAAGGGTATTGCGTTTAAAGACTAGTAACTTGCTTACTAGTATCATAAAAAAATCATTTTGTCAATGTATAAATATTAGACACCATATAACGCTGTGCATAAATGATTAATTTGATTGACTTTATTAAGAATTTCTGTCAAATTAAAAATATGAGTGAAAAAGTCGTACAGCACTTAGATGGCTGTCGTTGTAATGAAAGTCCTGAAGAATGGTGGGTAGACTCGCCTGAGCATTTTAATTGCTTCTTCACGTATTTAAAAGCAAACCTACGTCCACACACTTTGCAAGAAATCGCCAGCTTATTGCACATGTCGATTTCAGCCGTGACTACTATCGAAAAGAAAGCCATAGAGAAGCTACGCCAAACCACCGATCTGTGAAAAATCAACTTCTTCCGTGCTATTCTGTAATCTAGCGTTGAACGCTTTGAGGAAATATGTCTGATAAAGTATTGAAATCATTCCAATTTCACATGCCTGTTGATCTTGTGAAAGCCGAAGATGAAGATGGTGACTGGAGAATTAGGGGCATTGCTTCGACTCCAGACGTAGATCTTCAAGGTGAGAACGTTGATCAAAGCGGTCTCGACATTAGCCTTTTGAAGGCAGGTCGTGGCATATTCAATTACGATCATCAAAAAGGTCCTGAGAATATTCTAGGTGCCATTGAAGATGCGAATTTTAAAACCCAAGATGGTAAAACGGTTCTAGAAGTAGATGGCTATCTGTTTAAGCACCAGGATCGATCTAAAGCTTTCTTCAATATCTTGAAATCTATTAAAAAGTCCGCTGGTCCTCGTGTTCATTTGAGCATTGAGGGTAAAATTCTCCAACGAGACGCGATGAACAAAAGCACCATTCGGAAAGCTCGCGTCGAGAAGGTAGCCCTCACATTAGACCCTGTAAATCCATATACATACGTTGATTTGGAAAAATCGATGAATGATCCCAATTTACAACCTGATATTGACCCAGCTCAAGAGAGCATCACTATCAATAAAGCTGAACTTTCTGCTCTAATCCAGGACGCTGTAGTGAAAGCTATGTCGGCAGGAGCCGATTCTAGTGCACCGAGTCAAAAGACTGGTGGATCTACTCTAATGAAAGAGTCTTTGGAGAGAAAGGTTAAGAAAATTAACAAAGCAGACAAAAAAAGTCAAAAGGCAATGCTAAAATCAATCTGTGAGCAAGTAATTGAACTATTTCCTGAAGAAGATCCTAAAGATCTCGTCAAGGCAGTGTTAGATACTTTCACAAAGTTTAAGGAGACTGAAGATGGCAAATAAACAAGAAATCCAGGAAACCATCGAGACTCTCGTTGACGACGCTCTTGAGAAAGGGTTGAACAACGAAGCTCAAAATGGTGGAAAGGATGAAATCAAATCGGGCTCACCGAAGACCGAAGAGATGAAGCTTTCTGAAGCTGCTGCTAAGAAAAAAGAAGAAGACGATAAAGCAGAGAAAGCTAAGAAGTCTGAAGAAGACGAAAAGAAAAAGAAAGACGAGATGGAAAAAGCCTCTGCTTGCAAAGAAGACGAGAAAGAAGATAAAGACGAAGAAAAAATGGAAAAGAAAAAGTCCATGAAAAAGTCTATCGAAGAGCTTTCTGATATTCTTGAAGAAGACGAACTTGAACTCGTCAAAGCTTGGCGCGCTGAACAAGAAGAGGAAACAGTGGTGAAATCTGAAGATATTGCAAAAGCAGTGAGTGACATTACTAGCGCTCAAGTCGAAGAACTTAAAAAATCTATGAATGCTCAGAATGACCTTATTAAGAGTCTTTCTGAACAAGTTAAAAAACTTTCATCCCAACCTGCCTACGATAAACGCAGCATTGATACTCTTGAAACTCTTGCTAAGAGCGGAACACAAGATTCCGTTACTATCAGCAAATCTCAAGTGCTTGACACTATGCTCGACCTTCAAAAATCTGGTAAGGGTGTAACCTCGCATCATGTTGCAGAATTTGAGGCCACTGGAAATATCTCCAATGGTCAGATCAAAGCTCTCGTAATGAGCGAAACTCAAAAACGTAATCAATAATTTTGTCAAAGGAGATACATTCAAATGGAATATAATTTTGTAAACTTTGGCGAAGGAACTGGACAGGCTTCTGCTGCTGAAGTAGAAGAACTGAACAAAGCCCTTAGTGCTGGCGCTGGGTACGCTGGTGCTCCGACTGCCCTTTCGGGCGGCGGCGTCCTTCAGGTAGAATCTCTGGATTCTAGCTTGAAATCCGTTACCTATGAAATGAAACAAATCAAACTGTGGCCGATCATTGCTAAAGATCAAGCTTACAACACGATTGAACAATACAATCGAGTTGACGCTTTCGGCGATCAAGGTCGTGGCTTCATTAACGAAGGCGCTCTGCCCCGTTCTGAAGACGCTAGCTACAGCCGTCAAATCCAACGCGTTCGATTCGTGGGTGTTACCCGTGAATTGACTCACGTTTACACGCTAGTTCGAAACGCTCACGGCGACGCCATCGCTCGTGAAATTCGTAACGGTACTATGCGTATCCTCGAAATCGTTGAGCGAGCTTTGTTTGACGGTCGTGGTCACTACAGCTCGGCTGGTCAGTTTAATGGTTCTGACGCTGCCGTTCTTGATGCTGATAACGCTTGGGATGGTCTTGACAAACAAATTCGCAAAGGCAACGCTGATGCTTCGGCTCAAGCAAAAGCTTTCGTTGGATATGGTATTGCTGAAGACGTTATTCGCGATCAACGCGCTGACGTTCTTGACGAAGATGCTTTGGAAGACGGCGCACGAGTAGTTAGCGAGAACTTCGGTTTGGCCAACCTCATGATGCTTGACACTAAATCGCATAGCGATCTTGGTCGTCAATTTTATCCTAAAGAGCGCGTTAATCCTATGGGCGTTCAAAACGGTAAAGCTGGTTTTGTGCTTCAGTCCTTTGTGGCTGCTGCTGGCGAATTCCAACTTATGAGCGACGTGTTCTTGCGTCCTCTTCGCACTCCCCGTGCTCCCGTTCATGCAACCACTCCCGCTGTTCCTACTGTTGCTGCTGCTCCTAACGCTTTGAGCAAGTTTGCTGCCGCTGATGCTGGTGATTACGATTACCGCATTACTGCACTTACTGACGCTGGCGAAGGTCCTGCCAGCGCCGCTACGTCGGACGTAACTGTTGCCGCTGGTGACGCTGTTACTCTTACGATTGCTGCTACCGCTGGCGCTATTGCTTACGCTGTGTACCGTTCTCCTAAAGACGGCGCTGGTGCTAATCACGAGTTCATCGGTTATGTTGCTCCTGCTGCTGTTGGTGGCGCTGCTACCTTCGTGGACGCAAACCACAAATTGCCTGGTCTGGCTCAAGCCTTCTTGTTGAGCAATGATTCAGAAGTCATGCGCTTTAAGCAA